CGTTCTTGATTGCAGATTCTTTTCTTTTTTCTTCTAGTTTTATTTTATAGCGTAAGAATTCTTTCCTTGCTTCTGCAGGTAATTTATTGATGTCTATATCTATTCCTTCTAATTGCATCGTTTCAAAATGAATTTAACACCATTAAGTATTCAAAATCAACTATATATGTCTGTATATAAGTTACATCTGTCTGCAAAAAGGGTGGGTGGGCCCATAAGCTTCAAGCAAATTTTGCTGGAGGTTTGGTACCTCTATCGAGGGTGGGTGGGCCCGTGGGCAACAGGAAGTTGCCCACGCCAAGCCTGATAACTACTGACTTAATCCAACCTCTTGTAGAGTATCCATATCAGTTGAGGGTAGTCTTGCAACTGAGTGCTTAGTCTTTTCACTCAATCCATTTTTAAAAAAGTTAAATAGTTTATACCATCTGTATAGTTTATCTTCTGATAACCCATCGTTTTCTAAAGGCTCAACTGCACCATACAACTGCACTCCTGTTTCATCTGCTAGATCGCAAATAAATCTAAGTATATTAGTGCTATGAGAGTTAAGTCCTTTCGCGCTTTTTCTGTTCTTAGTGGCAATAGTTATAAACTCAATCGCATCTTTAGTTGGTCTAAAAGTGAATTGAATAACCTCTTTAGGTTGTAGAGTATCCATATCTATTGTAGTAAAACAAACAGACCAATATGATTTGGGATAATGCTTTGGTCTAATTCCTCTTATTAATTCATAAGCAGTTCCCCTGATAACTACTGACTTAATCCAACCTCCACCAAAGTTAAAAATTTCTTGGTCATCAGTTCTTGTTAGTTTTCTTAAAAAATCTCTTACCATAATTAACATCCTTTCTTAATTAACAACAGATTATCCCATAAATAAAATAATGTCAAACTATTTATTTATTTTATCTGTGGATAACTTGCTTGACATTGTGGGATATTATAGTAAGATCAATTGCATCTAAGAAAGGATAATTAAAATGAACACATCAATAACAGAAAAAGATTACCTACCAACAACAGCTAAAGAATTATCAGACCAACAAGAGTTGGTTTCGTTGGTTGCAAAAATGGTTAACCTTTATAATCATGGTCTTAATGAAGGTCAAAAACAAATGCTCAGAGATATGTATGCTGAGTTGAAGGGGGAAAATAAAAATCAACCTGATTGGACTGGAACAAACTATTTAGAACTTATGTTAGAAATGGTTTACATGAGAGGTTGTGCTTTTGGTCATATCAAAGGCATGTCTCAAATGCACAGTTCTTATTCTAGCGAAATTAAAAACGTATTTAAAAGAAAATAAAAATTTGACTTCATGGGATATTCTGTTAGAATATCCCATAAGAAAGGATAGAAAATATGATTACATACATACTTTTAAATATAATAACTCTTGTCATTGTTTTTGGTGCTTGTGTTATAGGTGCTGATAGATGACAGATAATTATGCAGATGATTTGGCAAAGAAATTAAAAGAATTAAAAGAATTTAAAATTACTTTTTTTGCTAAAAAACATAACGAGTATATTACTCGCAGAGGTGTTTGGCAGGACGATAAATGCAAATTAGAATATCGCAATGGTGGTTTATCTTTTACTTATTGGGATTTGGACAAACAATCTTATCGAACTGCAAACGATATTAAAAGTTTAGGGGGAGAATTTTCCCCTGACATTATGACAAAGGTTAGACAATGATCGAAACTTTGTTTTTAATTTTTATGCTAACCCTGTTTGGGTTAGCATGTCTTTTGTTATTATTATTTTGTATTGCAATTAATAGAGAGGATAAAAGATGAAAAGAAAATGCAAAACTTGTGGGCGAACTGTCGGACAGTATGCCTATGGTGGTGGCAAATACTCTTTGACTTTTGAACAAAGAGTTGGCAAGACATCTAAGGACAGGTGGCTGCAAGCGACAAGCCGATTTAATTCCGAGTATCGTGAAGATGAGAAAAAAGTTGTTTGGGATTTTCCAAACAATCCTAATTCACATGGTTTGTTTTGTAGGGCTATGTGTATGGAAGCATACTTAGAACAAATGAATGAAACTATCGATAGACTTCCAAACTTAATTAATGTATAGTTTCATTAGAAAGGAAAAAAGATGACAGATCGATTAAGACTAAATGGTGCTAAAAGATTAGCACTTAAAAAAGAGCATTGGAAAGTTGTTCTTCAAACTCCTTGTGAGCAAAAAGACAATTTAGTAAATGCTCAAACTCGTTTCTTCTCTACTCAAGAGGACGCACATAAAATTTGTGCTCAAGTAGTAGAAGAACGATTCCCAAAAGCAGATCGTGATGTGATGCGAAAGTATAATAGAACTACTGATAGTCATTATCATACTAACTTTACATTAATGGACACATGTTTTGTTCTAAAGAATGTTGAGCGAGATGAAGGTGAAAACAGAATATCATTCAATTTAGATGACAGTGTTAGTTATGCTTTAAACCATGATAAGATGATAGCGAGTGGGTTAAACCCTTTCGTTGGTTGCCAAGACCATGTAAGTGGTGGTGTAAGAAATCCTCATTTAAATACTGAAGCAGGTGCAAATGCTAATTGGTTAAGGGATAATTTTAATCAACATGGTGGTTATGGCTATGAAAAGAATAATCCTTTTGCATTAGAAGTTGTGAATACAGGGGGTTGTCATAGTCGAGCATACGCAATACAGGATTGGCAACATCAATTTGTTTTGGCTTTTGAAAGTGCTAAAGTTGAATTGATACAATGTCATATAATGTATTATGAATATTGTAAGACTAATCAAGACACCATGACCACAGTCATAGATCAAGCTAAATACTTAGATGAAGTTCAAGAGTATTGGTCGGACATTGACCAAAGTATTTTGGTTAATGGCGATAACCTTTCAACTAATCTTGCAGTTGTATCAGAAGATAGACTAGAGCAGTTGAAGGCTATGGCTAACAATAGAAAAGCAAAAGACGAAACAGTTGTAGTTGCAAAGCTACAAAATCAAGCCTAGTTCATAGCCCCCTTAGGGGGCTATGAACTGCGTTTGTAAGAAGAGTTTTGGGTGTTGACTCGTCATACTAGTTAATTAACTTAATGCGTGGATATATCAGTTGCGAACGAATCCACCGCCCAAAGGCAACAAGCCTGCGACAATCTGTCCATTGACATGTATGGGATATTATGGTAGACTGTGGGTAGAAGGGATAATGATAATGAAAACAATAGCTAGATTACCTATTGAGGAATTCGACAACAGAAGATCAGTTATGAAAAAATTTGTTGTTGGAGAGATGATATTTAAAAAAGATGAGAATGGCCATGTTCATTCTTTTCCTACTTATTTTGATCAAAAAGTAGAAAAAGAAAAATACCATCAAGCGGGGAGGGTGGGCCCATAGGCGGCAAGCTGTGGATAACTGGGTTGACACTAGTCCCATAAAGTGCTATAAAGATAATGCGCACGAATGGTCTTCCTTGCGCTAAATACTTAGAAGACCACTTGGGGCTGGTCCTGCAGGGCCAGCACCACCGGAGAAAGGATTAAAGATGGAAAAAGAAAAACTAAAGAAAGACAGCTGGTACCAGATCGATAACGGCCTGGGACCAATCAGGGCTAAGCTCATGGAGTCACCGCGCCAAGGCAAAGGCTGGAAAGACATAGTTTTGATGGACGTCAAAGGCTCAGAGGCCGGGTTTTTTGATGAGATGGGCAGCGTTTACGTTACAGACATCATAAGACCACTGGAGCCTCATGAAGTTTAAAGCGTCAAGCGGCAAGCCGGGGGGCGGGTGGGCCCACAGGCGACAAGCGACAAGCTTGACAGCATCCCATAAAATGCTATAAATAGATATGAATAAAAAAGAAGCTAACATATTAACCGGGGGGCTGTCTAAGCCCTCCAAGATGCCGGGCTACGCCTATAACATACCAGCGACGCGCTGCAAGGTAGGCGCTAAACTGGTAAAGGTCCCGGGTTCCGTGTGCCATGGGTGCTATGCACTCAAAGGCAGGTATCGATTCCGCAACGTAAAAGAAGCATTGGAACGCCGGTACCAAGCAACAATGAATAATCCAAACTGGATTCACGGGATGGTTTATTTAATACAAGTTTCAAAGAAGAAAGAGTTTCGCTGGCATGATTCAGGTGACATCCAGTCCCTGGTTCACTTGCTGCGGATCTTCCAGGTTTGCGAATTGACGCCAGAAGTTAAACACTGGTTGCCAACGCGTGAGGCTGGTATCCTTTCTACAATCGACCCGCGAATGGTCCCGGATAATCTAATAATTAGATTATCCGCCACAAAGGTGGACGGGCCAGCTCCGAAGAGCTGGCCCTGGACCTCAACCGTAACAACAGCTCAGGCCAGTTGTCCGGCGCCAAAGCAGGGGAACGAATGCAAAGACTGTAGAGCATGCTGGGATAAGAAGATCCAAAACGTATCATATGGAAAACATTAAAACGCAGTTCACCATCCCCTTTGGGGATGGTGAACCACCAAATTTTTTTTCAAAAAACCGAGTGCCAAGTAACAAGCCACAAGCGTCAAGCAACAGGCAACAGGCGGGCGGGTGGGCCCATAGGCGACAAGCGACTTATCCACAGGTTATCCACAGAAAAGATATTTAAGGGGTTTACTTATGGGATTTAGTATGAAAAGATGGGAGAATGAAAAAAGCGAAAACGATTGTACATGTCAACCAGCACATGATCAAATACAACCAGAAAAACCACGCGGAGTTTCCGGTTCTAACGGTAAAGCACAGGGGCAAAACCTACTACGCTCACGAAGTGATTTATCACGACCCATCAACAACTATATATCGACCACACAAACCTCTAAGCTGCGGAGCTGTGTGCTGGGTCGAGACAGAAGGGAACGTGACTCTCTTCGATTGGACCGCGGTCCTTCAGGACAAGCATCCCTCCATCAAGTCAAAGCGTCAAACGATTCGCAGACTTGGAACACCTCATTTTGTAGATTCCTCTCCCTACGCTACTCACTACAATTCAAAAACCTTCGAAAAAACTATCGAAGCATAAATTTAAAACAGGCCCTTCCGGGCCTGGCACTTCTTCAGAAAAAAGCTACAAGCTACAGGCGACAAGCATCAAGCATCAAGCGACAGGCGACAAGCTTCCCATCCTTCGGCTACAGGCGGGTGGGTGGGCCCACAGGCTACAAGCTCTTTAATCGCGGAACCTGGATAAAGTTTGATGGACCGTGGAGCGAGGGTCTTGACTAAGATATAGCTATCTTTGGGGTGCTTAAAATGGAAGGCGATTTGGTGGGGTGAGAACTTAATTTTCTTACTACTTGTTACTTTTAACTCAATGGTAAAAAACCCACGCTTATCACCATAACCAAGTATATCTGGAATGCCAGCAGATGCCCAACTTTCTAGCCTTATCAGGGAAAATCCGTTGAGTTTTTCTTTCGTTTCTAGCCAAAAGGCAGACTCGGGTTTCAAAGTAATTACTCCACCAGAATTAGCATGCGATACTTCTCTTTTGCACCGATGATTTGGTTCTCAACTAGCTTAATTTCTTTGATATTGAACTCCCTTTGTAAAGGGTTTCTACCCTGTGGTAATACCATTTGCACTCTTGCATGACTACCAACAGGACTTTCGCAGAACTTTTCTAAGACCTGCATCAAAGCCTTGGTTGTGTATGATGACATCTTTAATGAATTGTTTGTCGGTGTATACCAGTGAGATGTTCAAATATCTCTAATTGTTCTGGTGTCATAGATTGTAGTATTGGCAAAATGTGTTCTGATTTGAAAAAATGCACATCTTGTTTTTGAAGAATCTCCATTGCTTCTTGCAATTGTCTTTTAAATTCTTCTTCATCCTTTTTGTTTTTAAAGTTCATTGTATTCATATTATATCTTATACCTCTTCTTTCAAGTGTGAAGTGAGGGCCCGAAAGGACTAGTTAATAATTCAGGAGGAATATATAACGGTTCTATGAAAAAAGAATACATTCAATACCCTCACCTCAAGTAAATGCCTATCACAATTTACTTGCTTTTACAATATATATTTTCTATAAGAACCTATGGGATTACCAAAAGTATTAACAGAACAACAAATAAAATTTGCTACCTTATTGGTGACAAATGAAGGACGTATGTCTCCAACTGAATGTGCTATTGAAGCAGGTTATGCTGAAAGCTCAGCACATGTGAGAGCGTCTGAGCTACGCAACCCTAGAAAATTTCCTTTGGTTGTTAAGTATATAGGTGAGATAAGAGCTGAATTACAAGAAAAATATAAAGTAGATTATGGCTCACATATAACAGAACTTGCAAAATTAAGAGAAGAAGCTAGGGGCAAAGGCGCCTGGTCTGCTGCTATTAACGCAGAAGTTGCCAGGGGTAAGGCCGCCGGACTATACATAGAACAAAAGATTATCAAACATGGTAAGCTGGAAGATCTTAGTGAAAGAGAATTAGAAGCTAGATTGTCTGAGATTATAGAGGATAATAAATTATTGTTGGAACATGAAGATGTTGAAACATTAAAAGATAAGGTTAAAAAACCTGCAAAGTTAAAAATAGTTAAGCCTGTCGAAGAAGTTCTGGAGTCGGATTCTTAATAGCTTCTAGAATTTCAACTTTTAAAACTACACCCTTTGGTATGACTTGAGCTCTACCATACAAATCATCTTCATCATAATGATCTTTATCTGCTGTAATGGTAATGCTTTCTTTATCTTCTTTAATTAAATAACCAAGTGATGAAATAGTGCAAGGTTTGCTATCCAATAGTTCTTCTTTGCTTTGCCAGCCTGACAAACTACATTCATTTGTATCCAGCCAAACGACGTTCACGATCTTCATATTCTCACTATAAGGGAAATTTTAGGGTAATCCAATTTTTTTATA